ACTCGTCCTTGCTCATGTTGGCGTAGTAGTCTGCCTTGCCGACACCGCCCGCTCCGGACACCTGCCCTGCGGTTCCGGGTTTTTGCAGGTTCCGCTGAATGCGCTGTGCGTCCTGCGGAGCCTGCTCGCCCTGGCCTTGCGGGGGCTGCTGCTGTCCCTGCGGAGCGTTCCCCATCTGTTGCGCCAAGGTGTAGGCGGTCAGATAGGGGTTATCGGAGTTGCGGATCGCGGTTTCCAGGTGCGGGGCCTGTTGTAATACGTTTGGCAACTGTTGAATGGCCTGATCGTAGTCCGGATACTGAGCCCTCACTTGGAGCTCTCGCGGGTCAGGCTGGCCGGGTTGTCCTTGCTGCGGACCCTGGGGCTGTTGCGGCTGTTGGGCCTGCTGTGACTGCATCTGCTGCTGAAGCACGCGCTTCATGTCCGCCACAGTGACCACATCCTCATCGTCATAGTCGGACAAGAGGTTGTCCGGGCCTTGCTGCTGCCCCTGGCCCTGTTGCGGCTGCTGTGGCTGCTGCTGTCCTTGCTGCATGTTGGCAAGCATGGCCTGCCACTGTGCTTCGCGCTGCTTGACCTCCTGCAGCTCCTGCCGGATGCTCTGCACCACGCTCAAGGGAACCTGCTGCTGTTCCCCTTCGCCTTGGCCCTGTTGCTCCCCTTCCTGCCCTTGTCCGGGCTGCTCACCCCCTTGGGATGCAGCCTCCTGACCCTGCTCTGCCTGTCCGGACTGCTCCTGGTTCCCGGCGGCGGAACCCTGCTCCTCTTCCCCTGTGCTGACATTGCCGTAGGGGTAGGAAGCATCAATCTCCATCGTGTGCCATTCGTTCATGCGAAACCTCTCTGTTCGCCCGTTTCTCTGCTCGCCCGTCCGATCTCCTGTCAGCCTTCTGGACCCGGCTTCGGCCCGTGCAGACCCGGCGGCGGTCTGCAAAGTGTTTAACGCCCGCTTGAAAGCCCGTGGCCTCGGAGTCGGTCAAAGGCAGCGGCGGCCTGCCCTGTATCCCGAAAGATTAGTTATTATAGATAAACTGCCCCATCTTCTGCCCGTCCACTCCGGCCTCTTTGCTGATGCTGTCCGGGTCAGTCACGCCGTAGGTCGGAATGTCGAGGGGCAGACACCATTGATGCTCGATTTTGCCCCGCTCATTGTCCACATAGACACAGATCGTGCCGAGTAAGGGAACGTCCGGGAGCCGGTCTTTATACATGGTAAAGACCTTGGTGTTGATCTGATTCCCGTTGAGCGGGTCCGGCTTGGCGAAAACCATAATGTAGTAGTTGGGGTCATTCTGCTTCTTGTCCACGATCTCCTGCACCTTCTCTTGAAGGTCGAGGGAGAGCTGATTGCGAAGCTCACCTATCTCCATGTAGCCCATAAAAACCCTTATCGCTTGGTCATTGCCCGTTGACGCTTTTGCCCTTGTTGCCCCTGCTCAGACTGCATCTGAGACTGTTGCGGGCCTTGGAGGGACTGCACCACCTGTGCGAGCGTTTGCAGCTTCTCAGCGTCCATCTTGTCGATCTCAGCCATTGCCTTGGTCCGGTCGAGAACAGCCCCGGCCCGGTTCTCTTCGGCCTGCGTTCTGTTTTCCACAGCTTGCGCCGTGTCCTCGCGCATCTTGGCAAGCTCGGCCTGCATCCTGATCTGTTCCATGCGCTGCTGTATCTGCATCTGCTGTGCGGCCTGCTGCTCCTGCTGCTGAATAGTCTCTTGCAGATCCTCGCGGAGCTGGAGCGGGGCAACCTCCATGATCGCCGCCCACGGGATCGGCGCTCCCTGCTGCTTGAGAGCGATGCGCTCCTGGTAGGCCATCTGCTTCTGTGTGTCCGTCAGCGGGGCCTCGACCGCCGTCACGCTATATTTGCCGAAGTCACGGTCAAAAAACTCTTTCGCGGGCTGCTCCCCGAGCACCTTGCTAACCTTGTCCGGGGTGAAGGACTGCTGCATGACCTTGACCAGCTTGTTGCCGAGAATGCCCTTGCTGAACCGGTAATTGTCGAACCAATCCTGAAGCGTGGTCAGGCCCTGACTTTGCCGGAGCTTGGCGAGCATCCCCGGCATCTGCTGCTCTTTCTCGTCGGCCACTCCGAAAAGCTCATTGTTTGCTCCGGGGATTTCCTTGATGTCCTGATCAAGGATCTCCTGCATCTGGAAAAAGCCCTGCGGAATCTGCGCGGGCTGTATCGGCTGAAGCTGTCCCTTGGCGAGTGCGCCCGGATTCGTCCAGATCACCTTGCCCTGCCCGGCTTGGTAGAGGTCCTTTTCGTTGACCACGCTCCCGGTCTCGGCATACCAACCGGAGTTGATCTGCGAGTCCATGATATCCAGGATCTTAGACCGGCGCTTGTTGAGCTCTTTCTGCGGGTCGCGTATGTCCCGGATGATCCCGGAGAGCTTTTCCCCGAACTTGTCGTGTTCCGGAGACCAATCGCCCCATATCGGCACAAATGGGTAATCCCCAATCTCTAACGGGTCAGGCCCGTCATACATGACTTCGTTTTCAAGCAGGATGGCGAGCTTGACTGTTGGCCGGTAAATCTCCTGCGTGGTGATCCGATCGCCCATCTCCTGCCTGAGTAGGTCAAGGCGCTCCTTATCCGCGTTTTTGGGCCACAGGCGCCACGCGCCGCTTTGCGTGTCGATGAGGATGGTTCGCTTTTCGCTGTCCCTGCGCCAATACTCGTCCCATCTCAGGCGTTCCTCACTCCCCTGCGCCTTACGAGAATAGTCGAACTTGAGATCCGACTGCACCGGCTTCATGCGCTCGATTTCCTTCGCCTTGGAGGGTAAGAGCATCTGCGCCTCACTCTTGCTCACCCACTCCCGGCGAAGGAGGTAGTTGCAATCGGAGAGGTCGCGCTTGGACAGGTTCGGATCAAAAAGAAACCGCGTGAACGGCACGTTGACGAGTTTAATATCGCCGCTCACCGGGTCTTCGCTGTGATCAACCGTCACCTCCACGAGATGAATGCCCGTTTTCAGCGTCTGCTCGAATGCATCGCTCATGACGTGGAAGCCGGAGCAGAGATTCATTGCGTGCAGGAGGAGCCCAGTGTATTGGCTCGCAGCCTTGGAGTCGGAATTTTCCAGGGGGTCGACGCGGAACCCGAGGCGGTTTTTGCGCTGGTAGCCCGTAATGAGCTTCACCACGCGCCTGATTTTATTCCAAGCCAGTGCCTCGCGCCGGTTCCATTGGAGATACTGCTTTTCCTGATCGCTCCACTGATCTGCGTGGTAAAACTTGAGGTCGCGCTTGGCCTCGGTGAGAAACGCACCCCACTCGCGGTATGCCTCTTGATACCGCTCGTTGTATTCGGCTTTGAGATCACGTTCTGTTGTCATATCTAGCTCGGGATCGGAGGAGCGTATTGTTCATACAGCCGGTCTGCGTGTGCTTGACTCATGTGTGTGCCAGGGGAGAACTGCTTGACCGCCATGCAGAGATACCGGAAAGCATCAGCCCCGTGGCTCGCCCAATCGTGAAGCGGGCGCGTCTTGAAAACATCGTGCTTCTCGTCGTATTCCTTGCGGTAGCTTCTAAGAGCGTCTACTCCGCGCTTACATCGCGTTTCATCGAACCAGCAGCGCGGGAAGGTGGAGCGAACAATCTCGATTCCATGCTCTACGTTATGGCGAGGGACCACGGTAAAGCGAATGCCGAGATCAAGGGCGCGGTTGAGTAGGGAAAGCCCTGTCCCGAGCTCTCGTTGCTCCACATCATGCGGAGCGAAATGATCCCCGTACACATAGTTTTTGTCCTGAAGCACCTTGGCGTAGTGCGCCATGCCCTCGCCGCTTTGCTCGTAGTAGTCGATCAGGTGAATCTCTCGCCCCACAAGCTGAAAGAACCAGATCGCGGTGGAGTCGCCTATCCCCAAATCCCAAGCCGTATGGACCTGTGCCTTCTCGATCGGAATGTGGGTGATTCGGCTCTCAGCCTCGGCTTCCTTGATCTCCTCCGCGTAAAACGCACCGTGAATCGCCCGCCTGCACTTGCCTTCCCAAATGTTGTCGTAGTCATCAGGGCGGTATTTCAGGCAGTATCGGCGCTCTTCCTCAAGCACGTCATTGAACCAGGGGTTGTCCCGCCAATTCATCTCGACGTTTACGCAGTTGTCGGGCTGATTGACGGTGAACCGCTGATGTGTCTCATCCGTCTCAAGATCCGGGTTGTAGCTGATCCAGATTTCAGAGCTTTCCTTGCGGATCGTGGGAATGAGAATGTCCCACGATCGTTTGGAAATGGTCTGCCCCTCCTCAACCCAACAAATATCGTAGCCCTCATAGCTCTTGATCTGATCCACGGTGAGTGTGGAAAGCCCGGTGAAGGTGAACTCCGTCCCGTTCAGACCACGAATCGAGGCATCGTAGACGGTGTAAAAGAACTCTAAGCCAAGGAGGTAAATCTGATCTTTGAGAAGTTGATGAACCGACTGCTTGATAGAGACCTGAACCTCACGAGCGCAGAGGACGCGGAGCCTTTGCTGCATCCCCTGAAGAAGAAGTGCCCGAGCGAACCCCCAGGACTTTCCGGACCCTCGTCCGCCCCGAGCCACTTTGTAGCGACACGGGGCAAACAGGAACTTGAGCTTGTCGGGAAACTCGGCGTGTATGTCCCGCTGCGTTTCACTCATGGCTCAACAAAATGGATTTTTATGCTTGCGTCGAGCGGCCCGCCATCCTTGCCGGTATGCTCCCGCCGCTCCACAAAGTCGGCCTCGGACTTCGCTAGGTTTTCAGACGCTTTGAGGCGGTTTCTCATGTCTTCCTGGTCATTCTCCATGACCTGTGTCCAAAACTCCTGGCGGCGCTTGCGATCAGCGATATGGGGGCGACGCTCCTTTTGCTCGCGCTTTTTGATCGCGTCCTGAATCTTTGGCGTTTGCAGCAGCGCATACCCACGGCGGCGAGGGTTCGCATACCCTGCGGCTTCAGCCGCCTTTGTGGCGTTACCGTCGTAGTAATCCACAAAGCGCTGTTGTCGTTCTGAAAGGACTTCGCCCTTGCCGTTATCAGCCATGATCTATTTCTTCTTCTTGTCCTTTTTCTTGTCTTGCTCGTAGTCAAGCGCCCTGTCGTAGCGATCCTTTTTCTTTCCCTTTGGGGTGAGGTAGGAGTATTTGCTGCGCTGCTTGTCCTGCTTCTTCTGCTTCTGCTTCGCCATCAGTCTTTTCCTTTAATCGCCTTAATAACCTGCGGAGCAATCTTCTCCCCGCTTCTTCCAATCACATATCCGCCAATGCCGATCTTCACTATTCCGAGAAGCATATCTATTGTGCTTTGAGACAAATTCTCAGCAGTCCAGCCTAACCAATGCGCGACGACAAGTCCTGCGAAAACGAGCAGCCATCACTTATAGCCTCGCTCTAGCCTGCGGATGTAGTGCAATAGTTCCCGCGTATCC